GGCAGGTAATAGCAACGATTTAGATATTGATATTGGTGAGACAGCAGACGCTGCTAACGCAACAGTAAGTATAACAGGTGCTTCAGGGAGTGATTCAAACGTAGTCGCTGCCACAATAGATGGCACTTCTGCTATACTAACACTAACCGTAAATGGTGACACAAATAATTACTTAATTGACATAAATGGTGATGGTGATGTTAACGGACACACCTTAATTCACAGTCATACAGGATCTATAGCCGATGTGGATATTACACAATCTGGTGTTTATGATAATATGATAACTTTGACAACATCTGGTGATAACCATGATATCGATATATCACAAACTGACTAAGTGGACAATAATAATATTAATATTATTTTATGCTACCTCCTCGTGGGGTAGCATAGGTAACGTAGATCAACTAGAAGGTAAAGGCGTAGTTGATCGAAAAGATGGTGATAAAAATATCACTATCGAACAATCTCTAGACATTCTTCAATACGACACAGTAAAAACAGGCAACGGTAAAGTTGGCATATTATTTGTTGATGATACCAGAGTTGATGTTACACAACACAGTAAACTTATTATAGATGAATTTGTATTTGATCCTAATAGTGGTAAAGGTAAACTAAATCTATCAGCAAAACTAGGCACAATACGATATGCGTCAGGACAGATTGCAAAAAATTCAAGACAAGATATAAAGATTACAACACCTACAGCAACGATAGGTGTTCGTGGCACAGATTTTTCTATGACAATAGATGAACTAGGTGGTTCTACAATTATATTATTACCAAGTTGTGATGTAAATGGCAATTGTCTTGTAGGTGAAATATCAGTAGAGAGTGCAGCTGGTCAAGTAATATTGAATCAAGCATTTCAAGCAACACAGGTTATTGTGCCAGAAACTCCACCCTCACCACCTGTAAAATTAGATTTAGAGATAGATATGATAAACAATATGCTTATTGTATCTAAACCAAAAGAAATAGAAGATGAAAACTATGTAAAGAAAATTAAAGCAGTTGCAGACGCATTAGATATTGACTTTTTACAAATAGATGATTTAGAAAAAGATTACTTAGAAGAAGATGAGAACTTATATGTAACAGGTTTAGATATAGATTTCTTACAACAAAATTTCTTAGCAGACATACTTAAACAAATTAATGAAGAACTTGCAAAAGAAATGAGAAATGAATTTGATAAACAAGAAAAAAGATCAACAGATGGTATATTTTTAGGTAAAAATCCAGACACTGGTGTCATTATACTAGACGAAGATCCACAATGGGTCTGGATACGAGAGGATGCTTCTGGTTCATATATTGAATTAAGATTAGACAAAGAGTATGGATATATACTAAATATTATACAGGGAGAGTTTGAGATGTACGATTTCGAACTATTAGGACAGGACAATGAGATTACTATTCAACAATTTAATTAAAATAACTAAAGAGTTATCAATGTTAATATTTTTAATTATCATGATATTGTTTATAAGCACAATAGCAGAAGGTAATGATTTAGATTTAACAATAGATAATCTTACAGACGGCGGTAGTTTAGACATAGTGCAAGATGGTGAAAATAATGATATAGACTTAGATATAGTTAGTATGGATGGATTCATCATAGACATTGACCAAGTAGGTGATAGTAATGTTCTCAATGTAGATGTAGATGGTAGAACATCTAACGGTTCATCTATGTATTTTAATCAAACAGGTAATAACAAATCTTACTCAAATACATTATGGTGTGGTCATTCATTTTGCACCATAACAGTTAATCAAAATTAGTATGAAATATTTTACACATTGGATGACAGCGTTCATCACATTGTTTGTATTGACTTATATTGGTCTACAAGATCCTTGGGTCAAAGAAGTTTTAAGACTAAAATCGTTTGACATTCTTTTAGCAAACGAAGATAAATCACCCTCACAAGATATAACAATCATAACAATAGACGAAGAAGCAATCGAGAAGTATGGTCAATGGCCATGGCCTAGAGATAAGATAGCAGATTTAATTGTAAACTTACGACAAGCAGAAACAGGTATTATTGTTATGCCTATATTGTTTAGTGAAGAAGATAGATTTGGTCAAGATGATTACTTTTGTGAGACACTAACATACGGCACAGTTATAGCACAGACTGGCACAATACAAAAGAGAACATCTAATCCTGTGCCTAGAGGTGTTGCAAAGATAGGTGATCCACTTGCATTTTTATATGAGTGGTCTGGTATGGTGGGTCCATTACCAAAACTTGCAGACTGTACAAATGGTGTCGGTGTAATCAATACAGCACCTGAAGTTGATGGTGTTGTAAGACGAGTGCCTTTATTAATGAAAATAGGTGATGAAATTTATCCTAATATGTCAATTGAAACTATACGAGTTGCAGTAGGTGATCCTAGTTATCAAGTAAAAGCAGATGACTTTGGTGTAACTGCCATGAGAGTGCCTGGTTATGATACAATTAATACAGACGCAAACGCAAGAATATGGTTGAGATGGAACAAAGAGTTTAACACAATATCTGCTGCTAGTCAAGACTTTTCTGAGGCTGCAGGAACTACTGTAATTATTGCCTTGACAGCAGAAGGTTTATCTAGTATAATAGCAACCCCTACTGGCGAACAATATGATTATGTCATAAGTGCTAATTCACTACAAACAATATTAGATGGTGAGACTGTCAAAAGATTTGATTCGTTGATAGAATTATTACTTGCATTTATTGTAGGATGTGTTATAATAATCATTTGTAGATATGCTTCATACTCTATAATAGGTTTATCTATTGCAGGTGGTTTTCTTTTTGCTATTATTCAAACTGATGTATGGTTTGGTAAAGAGTTGATGTTGATTGATGTTACATGGATACTCTTAACATTATTTTTAGTTGGGTTTCATTCTACATTTTTACGATTCATATTAGAGTTTAAATTAAAACAACAAATCAGAAAACAGTTTGAGAAGTATCTAGATCCTAGACAAGTAGCAATACTAGTCAAGAATCCTGAGAAGTTAAAATTAGGTGGCGAGAGAAAAGAGATGTCCTTCTTGTTTATGGACATTGTAGGTTTTACACCTATATCTGAACACTATAAAAACAATGATGATCCAGAAGGTCTTGTAGAAGTTATCAACGATTATCTAAATCGTATGTCTAAAATAGTATTAGAGAATGGTGGCACAATCGACAAGTATATGGGCGACTGTATTATGGCGTTCTGGAACGCACCACTTGATTGTGAGAATCATGCTGAAATGGCAGTTAAAACTGCTATCGAATGTGCCGAAGAAACAGATAAAATTAAAGCAGAGTTTAAAGAGAAAGGTCTACCTGATATTAATATAGGTTCTGGTGTCAATACTGGCACTTGTATTGTAGGTAATATGGGTAGTGAAATGAGATTAGACTATTCAGTCATAGGTGACGCAGTAAATTTAGCTGCAAGATTAGAAGCACAAACTAGAAACTATAAAGATGAAAACGGTAAAGTAACACCTCTATTATATCCGTCATATACACAAGAAAAACTAAAGAGTATCAAGTCAATTGAAGTAGATAAAATCAAAGTTAAAGGCAAGGAAGAGTTAATTACTATCTATAAACCCATATAAATAGTAGCATGGCAAAGACTGTATTTGATAAAATACTAGATACTACAACAGGTCCTAAATCTTTTGATTACTATAAAAAAAGAGTTCAAGAGATTACATCACCTGGTGCTCGTGCATTGATAAATCGAGGAAAGGCAACCATAAGACCTAAGTATGGTGTAATGAACTTATTTGGTTATGATCCTAAATTCAAAGAGACATTACCTTTGTATGATAGATTTCCTTTGATCTTTCCTTTAGAACCTGCAAAAGGTGGTTTCTATGGTATCAATTTTCACTATTTACAGCCCGGTGCTAGAGTGGCATTTCTTAGACAATTATCTAGATTTACTACTGATAAAAGATATGATAAGAACACAAGATATAACATAGGTGAGTTATCAGGTAGATATTTTAAAAAGACTATCAAGAGATATTTGTTTAATCAAGTGAGAACATCATTTTTAAATATAACAGCTGACGAAATGGCAATCGCAATATTTTTACCAGTTGCAAGATTTGAGAAAGGGCGACCATATTAATGGCAAGAGCAAAACAAACTGAAGGCACTTATGATAAAGGACCACCTAAGAGAACATCTATTGGTGGTGGTAAACTTAAAACTTCATCAATGAATAAACACAAAAGAAGAAGTTTAAAAAAGAGATAGATAAAACATGGCAATTTTTAGAGCAGGTAAACGAGTAGGACCTTTTGACATAAGAGTAGGCTTTCCTAGAGATAAAAGCCTTGATAATGTTGATAGAGACCCTAGACTAAAGCAAAGAGCAAATACAGAGAATACTATTGGTCGTTTTCGTGCTGCCATGGCAAAAGCAGAAGGTTATGCTAGACCAGCGAGATTTGCTGTTAAACTATTCTTTCCAGGAAGCTTATCTGAATTAGCAGGACAAAGAACAAATAGAACAACACAACCTGGTCAAGCAGGTGGTGCTCAAGCAGTCAATCCTGACGCTGCTACCATGCAACAACTGGCAATACAAATGGGGCGACAATTAAATTTACATTGTGATAGTATATCAATGCCAGGTAAAGATTTAGTTACACAAAAGAAACAATTTGGTAACGAACCAGAAATAGATATGGTTACTGGTCATCAATATGCAGGTACAATCAATGCCTCTTTTTATGCAGACAAATATTTAAGAGAGAGACAAATTATAGAGTTGTGGATGAAAATGGCACATAATAATTTGACAAATGAAGCAAAGTATTATGATGACTATGTTGGTAAAATGCAAATTTTTCAATTAGGTTCACTAGACGGAGAAGGTGATAGAGATGTACCTACTTATGGTATAGAAGCAATAAAAGTATTTCCTCAAACATTGAGTGCTGTAGAATATAATTACGGCTCTTCAAATCAGTTAGTAAAAATAAATGTAGGATTCGCATATAAACAATGGTATAATCTTACAACTGACCATATTTCAGGTATGACTTTTGGCAATTCAATGCAAACTATTCATGATGTTAAAAGTCCAGATACAGGTTTATTCGGTAGATTACCTATCGAATTACAAAGAGCAGGAAGAGACGTATTTAATTCTGCTAAAAATCAGATTCCTATAGGAAGACTGTTTAAGGGAAAATTATTCCCACCATTTACATAATTTTATATAATAAAGGAGATTAAATTATGGCATTACCAAAACTGAACACTCCAACATATGAGTTGGAAGTGCCAAGCACAGATGATAAAATAAAATATCGTCCGTTCTTGGTCAAAGAAGAAAAGATATTGTTGATGGCAATGGAAAGCAAAGATAATGCACAAATTATTCAAGCTGTAAAAGACATTGTTAAATCATGCACATTCGATAAAGTAGATGTGAGTTCTATGCCGATGTTCGACATGGAGTATATCTTTTTAAATATACGAGCAAGGTCAGTAGGTGAAGTTTCTAAATTAAAGATACTTTGTCCTGATGACAAAAAAACTTATGCTGATGTTGACTTAGATTTAACAGAGGTATCAGTTCAGGTCGGAGACGATCATACAAACAAGATTGAATTAACAGATGATATGGGTGTTATCATGACATATCCTACTATCGATTCATTCTTAGAGAGTGGTATAGAACAGATAACTGCTAACAATATGTTAGATGTTATCGGTAGTTGTATATTACAAATATATGAAAACAACGGTGAAAAGGTTTATCAAGGAAAAGATCAAACTAAAAAAGAGATAGAAGAATTTATTGAATCAATGAATAGTGCTCAATTTAAGAAAGTTCAATCGTTTTTTGATACTATGCCAAAACTATCACACAAAGTTAAGGTAAAGAATCCTAAAACAAAAAAGGTTAGTGAAGTAACACTAAGTGGACTAAATGATTTTTTCGCATAGCCCTTTCACACAATACCCTAGAGAATTATTACGAAACTAATTTTTCTCTAATACAACATCATAAATACTCTTTGAGTGATATTGAAAATTTGATGCCGTGGGAAAGGGACATATATGTTGATATGTTAATAACTTATATTAAAGAAGAAAACGAGAGACAGAAACAAAGGCAAAACAATGGCTGAGCAAACTAAAAAAGTAAATCTAGAGTTAGAGATAGATACATCTACTGTTGATTCTAGTAAAAATAGATATCAAGGTTTAATAGACCTTGCAAAAGCAGTAGATAGTTGGCGAATATTTCCAAGAATATTCATATCAACATATATTTTTCTACTGTATAAAGTAACTATATGGTTTATGAATTTACCAACACCGACCTTCGAACAGTCTGGACTAGTATCAATTGTAGTTGGTGCTGGGGCAGCGTGGTTTGGGTTGTACGCAGGAACAAGTAAAGGTAAAAAGTAAATGTTACCAGCATTAGCACCATCTATAAGTGTACCAACAATGTCCACAGGTACCGATCTGATACCTTATAGTGTTGATTCACAAGGTAATGAAGATATAGTATCAGCACCTGAAAAGATGAGTCCTATGGATTCTGTTCGAGCAATCTTTGAGGAAATCAGAGATGGTATTAATGAATTAGTTGTCTTAACAAGAGAAGCAATGCCAAATACTAGAGACATGGATATTGCAGCTGCCGATGTAACAGAAACACCTGCACCTCAAGAAAATGATAGTCAAGGTAATAAATTTGAATTGCCTAATATAGGACCTAAAACAGGATTAGGACTTATGTTAGTAGGTTTAGCAGCGTTATATGCGTTTGGTGATGAGATTGCAAAAGCAATAGAACCTGTTTTAGAAATTGCAGGAACAGTCGTAGATAAACTAGGTATCAAAGGAACACTATACACAGGATTAGGTTTACTTGCAGCTATCAAGTTTGGTAAACCATTATTATCATTATTAGGAACAGGTGCAAAATCTATAAAATTTGCTTTTGGTTTGCTTAAAGATGGCTTTACAATCATGAAGGATGCTATTACATCAATGCCTGGTCTAATGAAAGCAGGATATCAAAAAGGTAAAGTACTTTTAGGTGGCGCATTTGGTTTACTAAAAGAAGGTTTTGGTAAAATGAGAGATTTTTTATTTACAACTGTACCTAATAATTTGAAAGCTGCATATGGCGGCACAAAAG